AGTAACAGTTGAAGGTGTTGACGCCAACGGCGATCCTGTGTTTATGGTCAAAGAAGTTTCTACAATGCCAAGTCACCCATTATGGGATAACATTGACAAAGCAAATTTATCAGACGAAGACTTTGAAAAGTTAATGTCATTTATGGATGAATATTCTGGCACAAGTATGGATAGTAAAGCAGGCATTAAAACTGTAATTGATACATTTAAACAGGACCTTGCTAAGTCAATCGGTGCTGCGGCAACTGCGGTTGCAATGGGAACAGCAATGCAGGACAAAAAAGTAGTTCCGGCAAATGCACAACCAGCACAAGAATCTATTGACTACAAAGTTAAAAGACTTTCTGAAGGACAGATTTATATGCTGTTCAACAAAGTTGTAACTGTAAACACACATATGCTAGAAAACAAACTTATGTTTGAAAGTGTGTTTGATGCAGTATCACATTATCATAGACAGAATTTAAATGAAGGTCCATTTGATGCAATCAAAGGCGCAGCAAGTAAAGTAGGCGGTGCTGTTAAAACTGGTGCTAAAGCAGTAGGCGGTGCTATCAGTGGAGCAGCAAAACAAGTTACTACAAAAGTAACAGCAGAAAAACTTAACACGGCTTGGAAGAAAGCAGGTTCACCGACTGACAGTGCAGCAGTTTACGATGTAATCAAAGGACTAGGTGTTGCGGATGATGTTATCAAAGGAACATTTGACTCAATGAAGATTGAAGTTCCGGCAGCAACAGACGCACCAGATGGCGATCAAGATCCAGGTGCAGCAGATGCAGAAACAAATGCAAATGCTCCTACAGATTCAACAGCAGGTGACGGTGGTTCAGACACTACTGACACGGGAGCAGCGGATACTAATGCAGGCGGAGACACTCCAGCAGCAACAGACACACCAGGGGATACTGCTACATCTAGTGCAGATACAGGAACAGGAACTACTACATCTGCTAAAAACGAAAGATACTATCTACAGAAAAACACAAAAGACGAAACTAAAGTAGATATCATAGACAAGCAGACTAGCAAGCCTATCAAGAACGGTGTCGCACTTGCTCCAGAAAAAGCAGAGCCCATGAGTGACAAAATGAATAAGGAAGCAGGTAAGTTTGCACCGCAAGAAGGTGATAAATTCGTTATGCAACCTAATGCACAGAATCCAAAAACATTTGATGTTCTTGATACGCAAACAGATCAACCAGTTGAAAAAGGTGCTGCATTACAGCCCGGCGAAGCAGAAGAATTGCGTGACAAATTGAATAGCCAATCTACAACTAGCACATCTAAGGCAAGCACTGATACATCGACTACAGATGGTGCTACAGACGCGAATACAGCGTCAACAAGCGGTGATACTGGCACAGATGCTACAACTACACCGCAAGCAGGACAAGACGCAGCACAAGGTGCTACAGGCGGCGAAACTCCTACAGCAGAAGTTCCACCGAATCCAAATAATAGAGGTTCAGGACAAGGACAGAATACAGCAGCACCAGGCGGCGCGACTGCTACTCCGGTAGATATAAATGCTCTTGCTAATGAACTCAAGAAATTAAATCCACAACAGATTGCGGACGCTAAGAAATTACTCGCTGCTTAGATAACTATACCAACCAGTAACAATATATTTTGTTTGTGTAGGAGATGGAATCCCTCTGTGTGTAAAATACCAGTCAGCACTCCAAATAACAGTTAATCCTTTTTCTGGTTTTATCTTTAAATTTTGATATAACCATTCAGTTTCACCTTGATCAGTAACATCGTTTAAGTATGTCATAAAAACTAAGTGTCTTAAAAGACTTGGTCCACCGCCTTGTCTTTCGGCATGCCATAACTTAAATCCACCGCCTGGATTATATTTTTGCATGTTAAAGTTTTCTGTTACTCCCCAAATTCCGTGATCATTACTACACATAGGATATAGTTTTTTATATTCTTCCATTGATAATCTTAATGTGTCTAGATACTCATTAAATTCTGGATATTTTTTCATGTATAAAATAAAATCTAAATCGATAGAATCTTTTTTATTCTTATCAATTTCCATTTCCCCAAGCATACCTTGATGAGTATTGTCAATATTTTTTTCAAAAAGATCTATTAACCTGTCAGAGAGGTTCTTGTCAGTATACCAACCTGCTACTCCTAATAACTTGTCATTTATAACATGCGGCTTCATTTTAGAAAAATGGCAATTGTGTTTTTTTGGTGGTTTCTAAATTTTCTTTGATTATTTCACCCACAATTTCTCTCTCTTCTTGACCAAGATGGATCCCTTCACTATAAGAAAGGCCCCTCATATACCAACACATCTTGAGGACTTCTTTTTTGATTGCCCTAGCCTCTGTATCTAGTTTCTTTACTTCCAGCAAGATCTCCGGCAAGGATAATCTTAAGACCTTGCTCCGAAAAAATCCGCTTGATCCATAGTGACATTAATGTCAAATATGTGTTCGCATTTATCGCATTTTGAATTTTTAACTTTAAGATCAAGTTGTGCTTTCATAGCATTAAGTCCCCGAGACAGTGCTTCAAAGATATCCTTATTGGAATTAAGAATAAAATCTTTTATTTGTGCAGCATCTGTTTCTGAACCATTTGGTGTGTCAATCTGTTTTACAACATCTGCAATATTTTCAACAGTTAGTTCGGTTAGTCTAACAAAACTAACACCAAATCTATCAACCTTTTCTTCATCGGACATATCTTTATCATTTACAATATTAAAGATTTTTTCTTGTTCAATTCTAGCCAACGTCTTTTTTGTAAATTCCTTGTAGGTGTATGGACGAATGTGGAATGTAAGTTCACCTACGGTCATTACTTTATTATAATTGAATTGTGCCAATTCTTCTAGATAGTTTGTAAGTTTGAAACCATAACGCTGTTCTTCCTTGCAGGCAGGACAGTTAGTATCAATATCCATCTCCTCACCATAGGTTGCAATTCTAATAGCAACCAACACAGCATCAAGGTCGATGGTTGGCATTTGCCAAGGATCCTTAATTGACGGAATACAACTGTTAATCACTGCCACTGTGGATTGACCACTTAGTAGTGCATCAGGTGTTTTGAACATTAGTTCATCTTTTGCTGTCATTGAGTATACAGCATATTTTCCGTCCTCGCTTGTGTCCAAGGCGCCTTGCGGGTAAAATGCTCCGCCGCTTGGCAGGCCCATATAAATTTTAGGTTGTCTGTAATAAGCAGACAACGGACTGCTTTTAGCACTAGCGGGTTCCACGCTAGGAGCAGTATTTGTTGTTATGTCTACCTTTGGTAGTTCCATGTTTTCGTCCATTTTTATCTCCGATAAATAATATATTAATGCTTATTGGCTAATAGTATTTATATGCGTATATTTCTGGAGAAACTAATTAATGGCTGACGTAACAGGACAATTTGGACAAGAAGACATTGTTCTCAATAATGCTGCGACCGAAGCAACATTAAAACAACTATTATCAGCAATGAATATAGTTGCAGCCAAGTCTGCAAAGGATTTCAAGAGCCAGGAAGAACTAGAAGCAGCACTAGGAGATCTTGCCAAAAAGACCAAAACAGCGGCAGCAAACGGCAAAAAGTTTACTCAATCCACTCTAAGAGCATATAAAGCACAGGAAGAAAATACCTCCTCGGTAGAAGATAATACAAAAGCATACGATAACGCCGTAAAATCAATAAGCGATTTTAGAGATAACGCTAGGAAAGCATCGGCATCTATCGTAAACCTTATTAATAAAGTAAGTGGCGCGGCAGATGCCGTTAGAGGAATGGACGGCTCACTTAGCAGTGCTGTTGGAGCACTTGGCAACATTCCTATGGGAGTTGGAGAAGTCATCAAGGGCGTATTTGGTCCAGTTGCAGGAGCAGTTGATCAAGCACACCAAGCATTTTTGGATGCTGCATCCGCAGGTGCCAACTTTGGTGGTAACATGCGTGACCTTCTTAAATCGTCAGCAGGCGCAGGTTTATCACTAAGTGAATTTACAGGAATTATAAAGAATAATTCCGAAGCATTGATGTTCTTGGGTGGAAGCACTGATGAGGGTGCCAAGCGTCTTGCCAAACTGGGCAAGGACATAAGAAATACACCACTGGCTGCGGACCTTGCTAGATTAGGATTTAGCACAGCAGACATTAACGAAGGATTTGCAGACTATTCCAAGATGTTGGCTAAAAATGGTCGACTACAGGGAATGTCCGATGCACAATTAATATCAGGCACACACGAATACCTAAAGAACTTGGATGCGGTTAGCAAGTTAACTGGTAAGAGCAAGGAGTCGCTACAGGCAGAAGAAGACGCTAGACAAGCAGATGCACAATATCGTATCATGATGTCTAGACTTGATGCAGACGGCCAGAAGAACATGGAAGCTCTTATGAAGAGTATTCCTGCTCAGCATCAGGCAGGTTTGAAAGAAATTTTAGCAACGGGAACGGCAACAACTGATGCAGGTATTCAAGCATTAGCATTCCTAAAAGAGTCAGGACAGAGTGCCCAATCGTTGCATCAATCCATGAAGCAGACTGGAACGCTGTCCATGGATCAAGCAACTCAATTTAATGCAACATACCAGAAAGAAGCCGAAGCATTATCGAAAAGTCCACTAGCACAAACACTTGGTCAGTTTGATCCTGCAGCAAATGATTTTATCACGGGAGTTTTTGATGCAGCAGCAAGAACAAAAACCCTTGCAGAAGTAATAGCAGAAAATGAGGCAAAATTAAAAACTATTGCAGAAACTCCGCCGAAGGATCTCATCGACCCTGCCACTGTTCAAGAGTTTAAACAGAACATCAATGATAAAGCAATACAGATGACTGAAGCACTTGCATCTGTTAATTTAGAAAAATTAGAAGCGGTGTTTAACAAGGCAGCGGATCTAGCAATCGAATATCTACCCAAGGCAGTTAACCTAGCGGCAGAAAATTTTGAACTGGTAGCAGGAACTGTTTTAGCACTTAACACTGCGGCACTACTAGCGTCAGCAGCATTAAAAGCATTATCACTGAGTGCAGGCGCTGGCATGATGGGAAATAGAAGACCGAGCGCGGCTGGCAAGGCAGCAGCAGGCGGCAAACTACAGGCAGCAGGAAATGCCGGCAAGAGTGTATTGAGAAGATTTGCACCAGTTGCGGTGGCACTGAGTGCATTCGAAGGATATCAAGGATATTCTGCTGCTAACGATCGAATGGAAGCGGGAGAAATTACCGCCAATGAAGCAACTGTAGAAAAATCAGAAGCCATTGGCAGTGCAGTTGGTGGTGGTGGTGGCGCACTTGCAGGTGCAGCAGCCGGCGCAGCAATTGGATCAGTTGTTCCTATAGTCGGAACAGCAATCGGAGGACTTATTGGTGGCGCCATCGGTTACTGGGCTGGTAGCAAGGGCGGCGAGATGATTGGCGAACAAATCGGAAGTGTTATTGCCGGTGAAGACACTGTAAAAGATCTTGAAGCACAAATTGCTGAAGAACAGGCTCGAATTGATCGAAGCAAAGCAGGAGAAAACGAATACTGGGGAAGTGAAGCCAGCGGCGTTGAAGATTCACAAGCCAAAATTGAACAGATGCGACAGGACCTTGCACTGGTTCAACAAAGAACAGAAGAATTAAAAGCACAAGAAAAGGCTGCGGCAGAAGCAGCAGCAGAAGCAGCAGGAGTCCCAGCAGATGCAACAAGTAACCTTGCAACTGAAGCAGAAGCAGGAGCATCAAGTTCGACTTCTACAACTGCAACCAATGCACAAAAATCACTAGAACAGCAAAAAGAAGAAGCAGATAAGAAAGTATTGGAAGAAAAGAAAAAACAAGAAGAAGCCAAAAAGAAAGCAGAAGAACAAAAAACATCAGATGCTAGTGGTGCTACAGCAGTCAAGAAAAGCCCAGAAGAAGTCATGATTGCGTTAAATAACAACATAGAAGAATTAGTAGGATTAACAAGAATGAGCAATGCATTGTCCCAAAAACATATTGGCGTAACTTCGGGGTTGACAAATGATGCATTTACTGTATAATAAAAGATAGGATATAATAAAAGATAAGATATGAGTTGGAAAAAATACTTTACACCGGTTAATACCGAAAATCAATCAGGATCATACAGCCCAATTAGTGGAGGTGGACGTCCTGGTCCGGCACGATCTAACTATTCATCATATCTTCCTGACGTATATGCAGGCAGTCCAAACCGTATTGAAAAATACATGCAGTATGACACAATGGACATGGATTCAGAAGTCAATGCAGCATTGGATATCCTAGCAGAATTTTGCACAGGCAAAGACAAAGAAAACGCAACGCCTTTCCATTGCTTCTTTAGAACGAGTCCAACAGGAACAGAAACAAAATTATTAAAAGAAGCACTGCAAAAGTGGAGCAAGACACAACAGTTTGAAAACAGAATTTTTAGAATAGTAAGGAATGCATTTAAGTATGGCGATTGTTTTTTCATGCGTGATCCGGAAACTAAGAAATTATTATACATTGATCAAGCAAAAGTTTCCAAAATTATTGTTAACGAATCCGAAGGAAAACTTCCCGAGCAGTATGTTGTAAAGGATATTAATTTTAATTTTAAAAATTTAGTAGCAACTACACCGCACGGAACTACAAATACTTCACCGAGTGGAACCAGTTCATATACCAGCGGTGGAAGTTTTGGTAGAGGAATGGTAGGCGATGCAGCACAGACGCTAGGCACAAGATTCCATAATGCACAAAATGAAGTAACGGTAAATGCAGAACACATCATGCATATTTCATTATCGGAAGGATTGGATCAAAATTATCCTTTTGGTAATTCATTATTAGAAAGTGTGTTTAAGGTTTACAAGCAAAAAGAATTACTGGAAGATGCAATCATCATTTACAGAATTCAACGTGCTCCAGAAAGAAGAATTTTTTATGTTGATGTGGGTAACATGCCTGCACACATGGCAATGAGCTTTGTTGAAAAAGTTAAGAATGAAATACAACAAAGACGTATTCCTAGTTCAACGGGTGGCGGTAACAGCATTATTGATGCAAGTTATAATCCATTATCAACTAACGAAGACTATTTCTTTCCGCAAACAGCAGAAGGAAGAGGTTCTAAAGTTGAAACACTACCAGGCGGAACAAACCTAGGTGAGATTACAGATTTAAAATACTTTACTAATAAATTATTCCGTGCATTGAGAATTCCTTCATCTTATTTGCCAACATCAATTGATGAGCAGGCTAACACAGTTAGTGACGGTAAGGTAGGAACTGCATACATTCAGGAACTAAGATTCAACAAATACTGTGAAAGACTACAGAGTAACTTGGTAGAAGCATTTGATCACGAGTTTAAATTATGGCTTGATTCGAATGGTTATAATATTGATCCGAGTCTATTTGAACTTAAATTTAATCCACCACAAAACTTTGCAGCATATAGACAAGCAGAGTTAGATACAACAAGAGCAAACATATTTGGAACACTGCAACAGGTTCCACACCTATCAAAACGCTTTGCACTAAAACGTTACCTAGGATTAACGGAAGAAGAAATAAAAGAAAACGAAAAATTATGGCGTGAAGAAAACGGTCAAAACTTAACCGTTACGGATCAGGATGCATCAGCAGAGTTGAGAAGTGCTGGAATTACTCCTGGTGGAATTGCAGGCGATGCAGAAATGCAGAATGCAGAAGCACCCGAGGAAGCACCAGCAGAACAACCAGAGGGAGATGCTGGCGCAGAAACTCCTGCACAGTAATAAATACAAGTATGCTTCTTAAAGAATTTTTATATTTTAACGATGACACCAATGATTTTGCTGTAGATCGCAGATACGATAACAGTAAGGATTCATCTGTCGTGGAACTTGACGACACTAGAAAAATCAAACTCACTTTAAGACAGATCAATCAACTGCGCCTACAAGCAGAAGCCCACGAAGCAGAAAGACAGTCTGAGCAGGGTTTCATAAGTCAAATGTATGGAACGCCAGTTGAGCAAGAAGAATAAAAATAAATCACTCAATCGAGATATAGCATTTGTGCTTGGTAACGGCAAGAGTCGTTTACGCCTGAAATGTGAAAGTCTATTGGACATAGGAACAGTATACGGATGCAATGCCCAATACAGAGAATTTGATCCTCATCATTTAATTGCTGTTGATGTCAAGATGGTGAATGAATTGATCGAATCGGGTTACAGTCAAAAAGGCACGGTATGGACAAATCCTAACAAGGGCATCAAGGATAAAACACAAGTAAACATGCTTAATCCTCACAAGGGATGGTCAAGCGGTCCAACAGCATTATGGTTTGCCGCAACAAACGGACACAAACAGATATACATACACGGATTTGACTATCAAGGACAGGGCGGAAAGTTCAATAATGTATATGCAGACACTCATAATTACAAAAAAAGCACAGATAGTGCAACATTTTTTGGTAACTGGTTAAGCCAAACAGAAAAAGTAATCAAAGAATTTACTCACACACAGTTCTATAGGGTCATAGATACGGGTGCATTTATACCAGATAAGTTAGGACCGCAATATTCCAACCTTAAACACGTTTCTTATGAAGATTTTGAAAAAACCTTCAGGGGAACTATATATCAATGACAAACGAATCAAAAAACACCCTTTTTACCCTGATTTTATAAGCAAAGTGTAAATACATTACGAAACAGCCTTACACCAATTTTAAAGGAGAATACAATGGCAGATAAAACTACATTAGAACAAATGCTTGAGCATTTGGTAAACGATGACACTGCGAAAGCAGAAGAATTATTCCACGAATACGTGGTAGCAAAATCAAGAGAAATTTACGAAGACCTTATCGAAGAAGAAGTAAAGGATGAGGAAGTCGACGAAGCGTCTAAAGATGACGATGCAGAAGACAAAGAAGTTGATGAAGCATCTAAAGACGAGGACAAAGAAGAAGATAAAGTTGACGAAGCATCAGAAGAAGACGATTCAGAAGATAAAGTTGACGAAGAGTTTGAAGAAGTTGCTGTAGAAGCAGACGATGAAGACGAAGACGAAATGGACGCTATGGGCGGAGACGCTACAGACGACCTAGAAGCAGACGTTACAGGTGATGACATGGAAGGCGACAAAGAGCCAGAAGAGTTATTCCAGGATCTAGATTCAATCGTTGACGAACTTCAAGCAAAATTTGATGACATCAAAGGCGATGACGGCGAAGAAGGCGATGAGATGGACATGGATGCAGAAAAAGAAGAAACTTTTGCTCCTGAAGCATCTGCAGACCCAGAAGGCGACGCTGAACTAGCAACAATGCGCGAGTATGTTGAAAAAGTAGCAGGCGGACACGGTGCTGAGAAAAAAGGTGCTGGAGAAGGTGCTGACAACAAAAAGTCAGTTGTTGACAACATGAAAAATGATATGGGTGGAACTACTGCTAACATCGCTAAAGGCGGCGAAGCATCAGAAAAGAATGATGGTGGACTAGCAGACATTACACCTAAAGAAGAGAATGCAGGCAATGTTAACACGCCAGGTTCAAAGAATGCAACTAAAATGGACAGCACAAAAGGACACGGTGCTGAAAAAGCAGGTAGCAAAGAATCGGCAGATAACAAGCAATCACTTTTCCGTGGTCGTAGATAATAGAGGAGACTAAGGTTGAAAACAACACTAGCAGAACATCTGAGCTTCGATCAGGCTAAAATCGTCGTAGAGCGTGATGAGGGCGATGGCAAAACATTACACTTGAGTGGCATCTGTATTCAGGGTGACATTCGTAATGCTAACCAACGCATTTATTCTTCTAAGGAAATTGATAGGGCTGTCAAGACGCTCAACGAACAGATTTCTGGGGGGTATTCAGTGCTCGGTGAAGTTGATCATCCTCAAGATTTACGTATCAACCTCGACCGTGTGTCTCACATGATTACTAAGATGTGGATGGACGGTCCTAACGGCTACGGAAAACTTAAAATGCTTCCAACTCCAATGGGTCAATTAGTTGGCACCATGTTGGAGTCAGGAGTAAAATTAGGAGTTTCTAGTCGAGGATCAGGCGAAGTTGACGGCACAGGCAATGTTAACGGTTTTGAAATTATTACCGTTGATGTTGTTGCACAACCAAGTGCGCCAGGAGCCTATCCAACACCAGTATATGAACACCTTATGAATAGTAACGGTGGTTACGAGGCATTTAGAGTAGCACAAGAAGTCCAAGGCGATAAACAGGCACAACGATACATAGCAGAGAGCTTGAAAAATTTAATTCAAGGTCTTAAATCTTAAGGAGAATCACAATGCTAGACTTTGTAAAACAATTGTTTGAAACGAACGTGATTTCCGAGGAAACTAAGTCGGAGATTGAATCCGCTTGGGAAACTGCTGTTCAAGAAAACCGCGACAAAATCTCTACAGGTTTACGTGAAGAATACGCAACGAAATACGAGCATGATAAGACCGCAATGGTTGAAGCAGTAGAAAAGATGCTTTCAGATAGAATTACTTCTGAATTATCCGAGTTTGCTGAAGACCGCCAAGGACTTATTGAAGCACGTGCCAAGTATGCTAAGAAAATGAAAAGTGATACCAAAGCAATGGAATCATTTGTTCTTAACAACCTTAAAAAGGAACTTGGTGAACTTCGTGAAGACCGTAAAAATGTAGCAGGAAACGTTGCTAAACTTGAATCCTTTATTGTGGATGCACTGGCGAAAGAAATCGCGGAATTCCACTCTGATAAAAAAGACTTAGCAGAAACCAAAGTTAAACTTGTTAGAGATAGCAAGGCTAAATTTGAAGCAGTTAAGAAAGACTTTATCAATAAAGCATCTGTAGCAATTCAAGAAACAGTATCGAAAGGTATTAAATCTGAAATGACACAGTTGAAAGAGGATATTGAGGAAGCACGTCGAAATGATTTCGGTCGCAGAATTTTTGAAAGTTTTGCAAGCGAATACGCAACTAGTCATCTAAACGAAAAATCCGAAACAGCAAAACTTCTTAAAGTTGTAAAACAGAAAGAAGAAGCAGTTAAGGAAGCAGAAGCCAAAGTGGCTGAAGCAGAGAAACTGGTTGAAGGCAAGGATTCAGAAATTGCTCGCATGAATGACTCCGCGCAAAGACAGGAAGTTATGTCAGAATTAATGGCACCACTTTCTAAAGACAAGCGCGAAGTAATGGGCGAACTATTAGAATCAGTGCAAACAAATAAACTACACGCAGCCTATGACAAGTATATTACTGCCGTAATGGAAGGTAATATGCAAAAGAATGATAAGGTGGCGCTGACAGAAGGCAAAGAAATAACAGGCGATAAACAAACACAGGCACAAACAATCGGCGGATCAGAGCAAAAAACCGCTGAGATTTTTGACATCCGCAGGCTTGCGGGACTAAAAGTTTAAGGAGAACATAAAATGTCACAACTATTAGAAAGTCGCTGGTCAGAAACCAAAGATGCCCTTTTAGAAGGTCTTCAAGGTAACAAGCGTTCTGTTATGGCAGCCACTCTAGAAAATACCCGTAAGTATTTGTCAGAGAGTGCTACAGCAGGAGCAACATCAGCAGGAAACGTAGCAACACTAAACCGCGTCATTTTACCAGTAATCAGACGTGTAATGCCAACTGTCATCGCAAATGAATTAGTTGGTGTTCAACCAATGACTGGACCAGTAGGGCAGATTCACACACTACGTGTTAGATATTCAGATACGTTTAACAGCGCATCAGGAACTGATACAGTAGCAGGTGAAGAAGCACTATCACCATTCAAGATTGCAGAAGGTTATTCCGGTGCAAACACTGATAGAGCAGCAACAACAGCAGCACTAGAAGGACAAGCAGGTAATAAACTAAGCATCCAAATCTTGAAACAAACAGTTGAAGCGAAAACTCGTAAGTTGAGTGCTCGTTGGACGTTTGAAGCAGCACAAGATGCACAAGCTCAACAGGGTATTGACATCGAAGCTGAGATCATGGCAGCTCTTGCACAAGAGATTACTGCTGAGATCGACCAAGAGGTGATTAGTTCACTTAACACGCTTGCTGGCACAGCAGCGTTAACATACGACCAAGGTGCAGTATCAGGAACTGCTACTTTCGTTGGTGATGAGCATGCAGCACTTGCAGTTCAAATCAACAGAGTTAGCAACTTGATTGCACAGAGAACACGTCGTGGCGCAGGTAACTGGGCTGTTGTTTCACCAACAGTATTAACTCTGTTACAATCTGCTACAACTTCAGCGTTTGCAAGAACAACTGAAGGAACTTTTGAAGCACCAACAAACACTAAGTTTGTAGGAACTTTAAACAGTGCGATGAAAGTGTATGTAAACGGTTATGCTACATCAGACGATGTGTTAATTGGTTACAAAGGTTCAAGCGAATCAGATGCGGCAGCGTTCTATTGCCCATACATTCCGCTAATGAGCTCAGGCGTAGTGCTTGATCCATCAACTTTTGAACCAGTAGTTTCGTTCATGACTAGATATGGATATGTTGAGTTAACAAACACAGCATCATCTCTAGGTAATGCGGCTGACTACTTGGGTAAAGTTGCTGTAACATCAGCGAACCTACGTTTTGCATAAGCAATAAATTACACTTTAGAGTGTTTAAAAGGGCGGCTTTGGTCGCCCTTTTTTTATGACTTGACAATCTATCAAAACGAGTGTTAAATAGTATTATGCAAGATATCACAAGTCATAATGATTTTGATAAGTTAAGAAAGCAATTGGATAGATGGCGTAACCGTTTCCCTATGTTTAGTCATGATGTAAGAACCATACAAAACTCCATCGAAGTTCATATGAAAAATTATATGGAATTCCTAATCAAATACAAACAAACCAAAAGCGACAGACACATAGCCAACGCTCAAGCAGAGATAGATAAAATCAACGCACTAATGAACACTATTAGTAAGGTGGAACTAATGGCTATTCTTTCGAAAGGATAAATACTTGTGTCAGATAGCGAGCCGCAAGGCGGACTTATGCTGCACCACAGCGTAGCGGATAGAACCCGCATAGGACTACTTAAACAGGAGAAAACAAATGGGAAGACCACTTAGAAAAGACATAAATGGAGTAGACGCAATCGGTATACCAACCGGTGCTGCTACAGGTATCACTTGTGAGTTTTACAGAGGTTCGTTAAGAACTGATGGTATTATCATCAAGCAAAGAGGATCAGACAGTTACACGGTAACAAGAGTAGGCGAAGCAGCAACTACTTCAACATATAGAATCTGCACTCTACAATCAACTCAGCCAAACGCTGAAAATGAAATGAGAATTCAAGGTTCAACAACTGGACAACTTGATGCGGATCTAGTAGCAATTGCAAAACTTACGAAGCGTGTTGCAACTGACTTTTCTGGAAACAAGTATACTTGGTATCTAGAAAATGATTCATCTGCAGACTACATTGTGTTAACACCAATCACTTCATAAGGTAATATATAATGTCTGAGTATCTACAAACTAACGGCGACTATAACATTAAGACCCAGGAAGGCGGCATCGTTAAACTTGATGTTGGTCCTCCTTCGTCCGGTGGACAGGTTATTGTTACAGCCAACCTAGTAGTTCAAGGTGATACACTTACCGTTGAAGCAGAAAACTTAGACGTTAACGATAATATTATCAGACTTAATGTAGGCGAAACAGGGGCAGGCGTATCTCTAAGATATGCTGGATTACAGATAGAAAGAGGAACGTCTGACCCTGCTTCATTCTTTTGGGATGAAAATGATGATTCATACAATCTAGCAACAGGCTCACCGGAATCAACATATAATTATAATACCACTCTTAGGTTAAAGAAGATTACCACGGATAGTGCAAACCCGGATCTAGAATTAATAGGATACGGAGACGGTGTAATTACTGTAACTGGAACCAACAATTATGAAAATCAAGTAACTGACGATGATGATATTCCGAACAAAAAATATGTAGATGATTCAATTAGAGATAATCCTACGTTCCAAATTATTGATGACAACTCGAGAGTTATTGTCACGGATAAGGAAGTTTCAGGATCACTACAGTATCTAATTGATAATACAGGCTATTCAACATTTGGAGAAAGTGCAATTAGTGTTCTAATCGATAATACGTTGAACACTCAATTTTTTGCAAACAGAGCATTAATTCAAGGATTAGAATTTAATCAAAATGAAGCAGGCAGTCCTGCAATTACTGTTAACAACACAAACGACAGTATATTTCTTCAAACTAATGGAACGGGTAAAGTAAGAACCAATTACGCACTCCAGCTGGAACAGATAGCACTCGATCCTGCATCTATTTCAGGGTCAACAATACAATATGCTAAGACTCCGGGAATAGG